CGCCACACTAGCTTGCTGGTGTTACGTTGTGTGTACGAACTGACCGATAGACAGAGCACTGTCTCATCTAGAGGAGCTCTAGGGAGTACTTCTCGTCTACGCACCCAATACTGTTTTTCAGTACTGGATGACGTAATACTAGGAGTTGCTTCCCCAGGGGTCTTCGCGACAAGAGAATCAGTGCCCGGAGGTCCTTGCGGATCTCCAGACGTGTCGACAATATTGTCGCCATCTCTGTCTTGAGCTCGCACCTGCTCGGCAAACGTATCTTGAATGTCAGCACTTCTTTCGCTGAAAAAGCGTAGAAGCATCTGCCATCCGTCGATAGGTCGAGAGGTACGAGGGCTTTGAACGTCCCTGACGTAGAACTGGAGCTTTTGCAAGCTCTTATTGTTACGTCGGCGTCGGGGCCTTTTATCATCGGGTACTTCACAAAGACTCGGAGCCGCAAGACGCTGCTCCTTATCTGGAATGCCACCGTAGATACGGTGGAGTTCGCCCACGATGTAATCGTAGGTAGTGAAGTACTGTCTACAGAAGAATTCATTTGCATATGCTATGAATGAACTGTATACTTCGGGCGATTGGGACTCTGACCAGACTGTCCGAAGACGGACAGGAGTGACGTTGACGCCGTTGAAGGCGTCTGTGCCACATGACTCCCTAAAGAGTCCACTGGTACAACTCTTATCATGGTTAACTTTTAACCCAGCTGATTCGAGTTGTTCGATTGCGTCTGCGGCTTGCGCCGTGGGTACAATCACATCATCCCCGTACACTAAAACGCTCTCTCGAGCGTCTGCGTTAGGTGCAGCGGCCGTCAGGATGGCCCAAACAGTAAGCGCCATTACGGGAAAGCAAAGACTGCTTCCCATTGGTGCGAACTTATTGAGCCTGATTACCTGCCCATCCGGTAGCACAGTAGCTGAACTTCTGCATGCCATCAAACACTCAAATACGTTTGACGGGAACAGCAGACGAACCAGACCAACAGAGACGCGGTCCGAGGCCTCGTTGAGGTCAAGAGTCGCGTACCTTCCCTGAAAGGACCCTAAAAGGGCACCTCTCTGGTTAGGCGTTTGGTCTGTGAAGAAGACATTCCACCTTGTCAGTGGATGTCTTTCGACTAATCTGACTATCGCCCTGCCGAGTCCCTGCTGAATCCATTGATAATCAACGGATTCTGCAGATATTAAGCGGGGCCCACGAGAGTCCTTCTGTACGAGTATTACTCGTGCCGGAAGGTCCTCATCAGTCCAAGAACCGAAGTTCTTGTACTCATCACATACGTGACCAAGAGAAGCCATAAAGTAGGCTTCCCTAGGGTATATGCTTGTGATGTTCGCCGAGACATTCCCGAACGCGAACTTTTCCCAGGGCTTTTGCCTTCCGGCAACCGCACCAGGTCCGTTCCGCGGGTATATGTCTTTCGGGTCAAAGCGCGCAAACAATCTCGCTAAGAGGATGCGTGCGCGGTGTAAGACTGACCGTCTACTTCCACGTTTTACGGCGGGAGTAGGCCAGTCTTGATTGTCAACAGTGTCACGGTAGAGAGCCAAAGCCCTCTCATTGACGGCCTGTAAGTCTGAATCAGTTCGTTTGAACTTTTCCAAGACCGACAGTTCCTGTTCAGCTGAGTAAGGGAGCTTGTACTTATAAAATAAGTACAATACTTGCCTCACTACTTTAACGCTGTTTTCGCATGGGTTGGGGAGGAGCGCTCCGTCCGGGCCGAGTATTCGACTAATGAACTCACCGAGAAACCTCGGAAGCTCACTGTTAGGCATGGTTTTGAAGCCATGACTAGCAGAGGTTAGTGGAATACCCGCAAAGGCCTTATCAAGGGCCTTACCGAGACGGGGCATGGTTTTCGTTAGAAAACCAATGCCCTCCCTGTTCGTACGTCGAACGACCTTCTGAAGGGTCGAACGATATGCGGACAAGTTGAACACAACTTCATGCTGTAACCAGACGTCGTGTAGTACTGCAGCGATGATCTTTAACTCATCTAGGCTCTTCTTTGGAACCATAAGGTATCCATCCTAGAGCATGCATACACTACACGATACTTATACAGACTTACGTCACCATTAATCATGTTGAATAAAACACAATTAAAGAAGACCTATCTTCCGACTATCTTGAACGTCCATGACAAAAACATCATGGTTAACGCTCTGATCATTCGGACTCTAGTCCCCGATGGCGCTGTTCTGAGTACGGCCGAACCTATCCCTAGCGAGGATGGGATTGCTATCGTCTGCAGGATTAACCTGCGTACGAAGCGAATCTCGATCCTCAGGGACGAGAACGACCTTATTTCATACAGCGGTGTATCCCTCCAACAGGTACCATACAGCCAATATATTATTGGACAGTAGGGTAGCCTGCCTTTAGGATACAAGCTATTACTAGCGATCAGGGATGAAGACGATTGTCTTCAGGCTTGAGTGAAGGTACGTTGGTAGGAGAGCTAACCCGTTCGATTTCGACAGTCGTCGAAGCACGAACGCCGTTATACTCAACCCCCACGTCCTTCAAACGAAACGTCCAATCCGCGCTTCTGCATCCGACGCAGAGGCTTGTCAGAATACATCCAAAGGCCGAAAGGCTGGCGAATGTATTGAGTGACAAGCGTACTGGATACAACGAAACGCGAGAAACCACGCTCCGGAAGGTCACAGACCTCCTGAAAGGAGTGTGGCGGCGCCGTTTCCACTGCCATCGTAGAGAATCGTCGTTGAGGCCCCTAAAGAGGCCATAAACGACATAAGCTCAGCGAGGACATTGGCCATCTCAGATGAAGCTGCCAGGGCGCCCACGGGGGCGTCCAGAACAGCGTAAGCAGAGATGGTGACGGGCGTAACCGAATCCACTGTAGAAACGACAGTCTTGTCGAATCGAACAACGGATCGGCGACGCTTCTTCAGTCCGACACCGTTCTCCTGGTGATTAACCCGGAGACGATGGGGGGCCGAGGGAGACTCCGTAATTTGGGAGTACTCCGTCGAACGTTCGCCGGTGGCGATACGAGAGAATTCAACCTCCGTACCAGCCGCATTCTTGATTTCGTTTGTGTTAAGTGTATTACTTAGCATGCTTTTGTTTTTGTTTGGGAGTTAATATCGTAGCCTTACCGGCTACGATTCCGTTTGTGGTGATTGCTACGTGCTAGCACGAGTGCTTCACCGAGACTGAACTCTCTCAAGCTCAGCCCGCTCAGTATTACTGAGCCCGCCGTGGGAATGGCTGCGTCACGTCGATAGACTGACTCAGTCACTACCGGAAGCGGAACCTGTGGTTGTTCTATATACTCGTTAGCCGCAATGTCATGATATATAAGGTCCCTTCGGACCTTTCTATAAGTGACAATGCGACGACGACCTGTATAGGACCAGAGGTAGTTGTGTATGTTTATCAGTGGTTCCATGTTTAACACTCGCCTGTCATTGAGCCATCGGCTTACGCCGATAACCCAATCGACTACGAATGTCCAGGGAATGGCATTCCAGATAATCGCCGGATTCAAGTTGACTCCGAACGCATCTAGCATGCCAAGTAACTGAGCATGCTCAGTCTGGTATTGAGTAAAATTATAGTTATACTCAATTTCTGCATGGAAGGTTGACACATCTGTATAAACGTAACGTGTTGCTAGTGAAACAACTCCGCATGGACGGGCACACCCATAGGGGTAGCCGCCAACGGGCTGCGGGGAACTATAAGTCCCCGAAGACGTTACATCTGGTACATCCAGTTTGGCACGAAAGTGCTTTTTCTGGGGGTGTCCCTGACCATTAACGAGCGCAGTAATTCGCGCGCGTGTCTTGGTCAAAGCGGTATAAACACCGCTTATGTCTGATAAGGTAGGCGCGACGTTAAATGCATACTGCAAATAAGAGTCCGCCCCCGTTCGAGTTATACGACGTAACGTAGAACTAGCCGAAAACTGGCCGAATTGTTCGGTGACAGATCGGGCTAATTTACGTACGTTGCTTATGGTCTTGGGAAGAGACTTAAAGTCCTTCAGCTCAATGATTGAGTTGATGACAGAAAGTTCGTCCTTTATTAAAGGCAGCATCGCTCGAAGTGAGCGTTGCTTCAACCCTTCAAGATCGTCTGGGTCCGGCACAAAGCCGTCCACCAGATCCGTCTTGTACCACGCCGGAAGCCCAGCTAAGGGCTGACCCGGAGACCCGAACTCGTTACAGAACCAGCCGAACGGATCCGAAGTTGTCGCGTAATCATAATAATGATGAGGATGAGCAGGGTCACCCTGCAACTCACCTACGTGATTATCGACAGCTCCGGCCGTTGATATAAGAGTTGGAATTGTTACACCACGTTTGTAGTGTTGAAAACTCTTCCAAGACTTCTTATCTCTCGAACTATTCGGAGTCATTGCTTCGAATCTGGCCTGATATTCTGGCCAGATAAAGGAACGATCCGTAGGAGGGAGAGACCATGCATAACAAGGTAAGACCTCGATGCGTGATGGAATCAACGATTGGCGAGTAACGAAGTTTGACATACTACAGTGGAAGTTGAATTTAAACGTTCAACTATAGGTGGCTAACCAACAGGG